CACCAGTCAAGATCGGCATCAGCAGCATGCCGCTCGCGCGCTTGAAGGAACTGCAGACAGGCAGTCCTTCGCCTTTGATCCTCGTCGGCATGCTTATGGCGCCGAACCGCGAGATCGCCCACGCGACCGAGCAGTTCTTCCATAATTGCCACGCTGACAGCCGTAAGCACGGCGAGTGGTTCAAGCTCTCGCCTTGGTACGCGGTGGGCGTGCTGGGTGAATTTCTCGGATCCGAGATCGATAAGCATTTCGGTGGCGACGGCATCTCGGCGGACCAGCTCATGAGGCGCGACACATGAGCGATTGCGGCACCTACGCCGTCAGGCGCGATATCTGGAACAACCCTGCCTTTGCGCGCGAGCCCTTCACTGAGGCTCAAGCCTACGTCTGGCTCGTCGGGCAAGCTGCTTACGCCGCGCATGAACGCCGCGTCGGCAATGAAGTGGTGTCGCTTGAGCGAGGACAGACATGCCACTCAATCCGCTTCTTGGCTGATCTCTGGCAGTGGTCGAAGTCGCGCGTTGATCGCTTCATCGGCCGGCTCGAAAAGCGGGACATGCTCAAACGCGACAGCGGGACAGAGCCTACCGTCATAACTATCTGTAATTACGACGAAGATCAGCCCAAGGCTGATAAGGGTCGGGACACCAAGCGGGACACCAAGCGGGACACTGGCGGGACAGGAGCGGGACAGGAGCGGGACAAATTAGAAAAAGGGAATAACTTAGATCCCTCACTTCGTTCGGGTTTTGGTGAGCGCGAGCGCAAGCACCCGTGGCCCGGAAACTACCGCGACCTGTTCTGGCAGGCGTATCCCCGACACACCGCCCGGAAGAAAGCCTTCGAGGCGCTGGATCGCGTCTGGCGAGCCGATGAGACGCCTTTCGACGTGATCTTGGCCGGCTGCGCCCGTCTGACGGGCTGGATGCTGGACCCCCGGTACGTTCCGCACCCGGCAACGTGGCTGAACGGGGACCGCTGGAACGACGAGCTTCCACAGCGGCCGAGTGTGCCGCCGCGCGGCCCCGCCCCCGGACAGCGAGTGTCCGGCCTCACAGCCCTAGCCCACGAGAAAGCCGCCGCCCGTCAGATGGAGCGTAGCCGTGAACCTTCCTTCGACTTGGACCTCCAGCCCTTCCCGACCGGCGAACGTGATCATCCCGCCCATGCCGGCCGTGGCACGCCAGCGGCTCGACGTGATGAACCGTGGCCTGACCGAGGTGACGCCGGGACGGTACATGATTTCCCCGTCCGCCGCGCCTTCGGATGAGGAGCGACGGTGGCTTGAGGCCCGGCGAGAGATCGTGCTGGACGCCCTCCAGCCGGGCGACCGAACCGCGATTGAGGACAAGCTGCACGGATTTGCGTTCGGCTTTTCGCAGCTCCGGAATCTGGATCAGGACACTTTCAGGGGCGCCCTCGCCAACTTCGTGGATGCCGTCGATCATCTGCCGTTCGAGGCGGTGAGCCGTGCGTGCCGGGCTTGGAACAAGGCGCAGTTTAAGTGGGCCAACACCGCCTTCCCGCCGCAAGCGCCCGAGTTGGCCAGGGCCGCGACAGAGATGTTCTGCGACATGCGGATGGAGGAGCGCGAGCTTCGCATCCTCTTGGCGGCGGAGGTGGGAACGCCGGAGCCCGTGCGCCCACGGATAGCCCCGCAGGTTCGGAAGCCGGAGACCGGTGAGGACCTGTTGGCCGCAGTCATTAAATCGTTCGCGCCACCGAAGCACGACGCGCACGATCCCAAGCCGGCCCCGCGGTCATATCCGCCCGGCTACTTGGAAGAACTGGAAGCCAGGAAGGCGCGCCGGCTCGCGGCGGAAGCCGCACGCATTCAATCCCTCAAAGACAATCCGGGCGCGGAGGAAGCTTCGGCATGACCGAGCAACTGACCTTTGCTTTGCGCGACACCGGCATGGCCCTGGCCGCCGACGCGCAGGAGATCCGTGTACCGGGTTGGAACCGGATGGCGCTCGCGGCCATCGAGACAGTGGCCCGGAGGCAGCCCTTCGTCCACGTCGATGATGTCGCGCGGTACTGCGAGAACTGGCTCGCCCCGCCCGCATCAGGAGCCGCGTGGGGCTCCGTCTGGCTGGCAGCGATCCGCCGCGGCTACCTCGTCCGCACCGGGGAGGTTCGCCCCGCTGGCGGCACCTACCGGCCGCACGCGCACAAGCACGGCAGAGCTTATCCGGTCTACGCGAGCAAGCTCTACGCCCAGGAGGACGCTGCGTGAGCCTGCGCTACGGGTCCGTCTGCTCCGGCATCGAAGCCGCCACGGTCGCGTGGCACCCACTCGGCTGGCAGCCGCAGTTCTTCTCCGAAATCGAAGCCGCGCCGCGCGCGGTCCTGCAACACCGCTACCCCCAGGTGCCGCTGCATGGCGACTTCACGACGATCCGCGAGGGCGAATACGGAGCAATCGACCTTCTCGTGGGCGGAACCCCCTGTCAGTCCTTCTCGGTCGCGGGCCTCAGAGGCGGACTGGCAGATGACCGCGGCAACTTGGCCCTTGAGTATCTTAGGCTGGCTCAGCGCCTGCGCCCCCGATGGCTGGTCTGGGAGAACGTCCCCGGCGTCTTGTCATCGAACGGAGGACGGGACTTTGGTGCCATTCTCGGGGGCATGGTCGAACTCGGGTATGGGTTCGCCTACCGAGTTCTTGACGCTCAATACGTCCGAACACACGGGTACGGACGGGCTGTTCCTCAACGACGACGGCGTGTCTTCGTTGTCGGACATCTTGGAGACTGGCGCCGTCCCGCAGCGGTACTTTTTGAGCGCGCGAGCCTGCGCGGGGATCCTGCGCCGCGCCGAGAAGCGGGGCAGGGAATTGCCGCCAGCCTTACAAGCAGCCTTGGCCGCCGTTGCGGAGTGCCGGATGGTGGAGACACGGACGGACATCTGATCGCCGGGACGCTGTGCAGTTCGCATGGGAATACGCGGGCTGAGCTGGCTTGGACCGGGCAACTCATCGCCGGCACGGTGTCGTCCAAGTGGGCCAAGGGTACGGGTGGCCCGGCTGGCGACGAGTGCCAGAACCTTGTCGCCTTCGACACGACGCAGATTACCAGCGCGAGCAACTACAGCCGGCCGCGTCCAGGTGATCCGTGCCACCCGCTCAGTGCCGGTATGCATGCTCCTGCCATCGCTTGGAGCGTCACGCAGGACAGTACGCCGCTCTTTGAGCGTGAACTGAGCCCGTCGCTCAAGATTGGCACCGGCTTGGATCTCGGGCAGCCGCCGTGCGTGTCGAACGGTTGGTCCGTCCGTCGCCTGACACCTCGAGAATGCGAGCGCCTGCAAGGCTTCCCCGATGACCACACGCTCGTTCCGTGGCGAGGCGGCCTGATGCCGGACGGACCGAGGTATAAAGCCTTGGGGAATAGTATGGCGTGTAACGTAATGCGTTGGCTGGGCCGTAGAATTGAAGCAGTGGAGGCGGTATGTTCGCTTGCAAAAGCTGCGGCTTAGTCCTCCCTGAAGGACAATACCGGGTCCATAAGCGCGGATACCGGATCGGCAAATGCAAAGAGTGCGAGCGCGCCTATCAGCGTGAGTGGTCGGCGCGCACCCCAGATGAATATCGCCGCCGCAAGCGGGTGAGCATGGCGAAAACACGAGCGGCTGACCCTGAAGCGGCCCGTGCCTATCAGCGTGAGTACAGCGCCAAGAACCGCGAGCACGTTCGGAAGAAGATCCGCGATTATGCAACGCGGCGTTTCTTTTGGACGAAAGCGTGCAAGCTTCGTGGAGAGAGCCCTGCGGGCTTCCGTGAGCTCGCCTCGCTTTGGCGGCGACAAAGCGGTCTGTGCGCACTTACCGGACGCCGTTTGGATAGATCTGCGGAACTTGATCACAAGCTGCCGAAGGCTCGCGGCGGCGGTGATGAGGTCGGCAATCTGCAATGGGTCACTCGCGAGGCAAACCGCGCAAAGCGCGATCTGACGGACGCTGAGTTCGCCGCGCTCTGTTCGGACGTCATGCGCTGGATAGGTCGGCGGCTCGAGGCCGTCGATGCGATGGAAACCGCTGTACGGAGCGCCGCCTGATGCCTCGCCCCATCCACCAAGGCCGCTTCCGCGCAACCAGCCCCGTCAACGATCAGGAGAGCGCCGCATGAGCATCCATCCCGAACTCGGCCGCTATCGCCTGTCCTCGCTCCGTGCCGGGATGTGCCGCTTCGCCTGCACGCCTCACAGCTCGCCGGCCAGTGAGCACCGCTTCTGCGGGGCCACCGTCGCTAACACCGCGACCGGTGAGCCGACCTCGTGGTGCCCCCATCACACGCGGATCGTCTTCGCCCCCGGCACCCGATCCGAACGCCGCGCGACCGATTGGGACGCCATCAAGCGCTTCGTCTGATCCCACCGCTCAGGAGTTCCAAGCGTGACACCCCAAGAGCGCAACGCCCGCGCCTACTGCCACAGCATCTTCGCTGACCCGGACGAACTCGTCTGGGGACCGGCAAACTCGTTCTTCCGCCCGAAGGCTCGGGTCAAGAAGCCTCGCTGGCAATGGTACGTCGGCGCCGTCGTTCAGCATCAGCACGCAGCGGAGTGAGATCATGGGCGCCCGACTGTACGGCAAGCACCTCGGCAGAAAGCCGGACAACGACAACTTCCCGAAGGCCAAGGCCAACGAGATCCCGCTGGAGCACGATGAGCGGCGCACGGCCCCGGTCATCGAGAAGGAGCCCGGCTGGGGCTGGTATTGCCTCATCACCGTGCCGCAGGGCGAGTACCGCTGTCAGGACGCTCTGAGCGAGGCGGGGGTGGCGAGCTATGTGCCGACCGAGACCTACTGGGAGCGGCGCCGAAAGGGCAGGGACGTGTACCTGACCGAGCTGCAGCGGCCCTTGTTCCGCGGCTACCTATTCGCGCACCTCCCGCATCCCGAATGGCGGACGGACGCTGCGGGCGTCGACTATCCCGTCCTGCCGGACGAATGGGGGCCGACGATCAAGCCCCGGCATCAGCCCGCATCACCGGCCGGCGTCCTGTCCTGCCTCGGCAACAACGGCTCTCCGGTCCCTATGCCGATCCGCTACACGCTGGCGGACGGCACGCTCGGTGGCATCGGACCCATGGCCGATGAGGAGCGGGAAGGGTGGTTCGACGAGCGCAAGCGGCAGAGCCTGATCGCGTTCCGGGAGGCCCGCACGGCTGAGGCGCTGCGTCTGGCAGCCCTGCCGGCCGTCGCCAAGGGGGATCGCATCCAGATCACCCAAGGCCCATTCGCTGGCGCCACCGGCACGGCCGACAACGACAATGATGGGCGAGGGCGCTTCCGGATCCTGACCTCGGTGTTCGGCGGCATGGCGCTGATGGAAGTGTCGCTGGATGCGGTTGAGAACCTTGATCGGCCGATGCACCGAGCCCCGGCAGCCCTTCGCCGAGCGTAGCAGTGGCCTAGGATCGCGTAGGAGCGGTCCAGGGCGGCGGCGGGCGCGAAAGGGCAGGCACTGTCTAGCTAGATGCACGAAGGGGTGCCACAGGCGCTCCCAATTGAAATTCGGCGATATGCCGATCAGGACCTGGGCGGGCATCGGCGCCGAACGATACCCGACCATGAAAACGATAGATGGCGCCTATCGAGGCTTGACAGATCGATTGACGCTTCTATAATTCGCAGCACGACACTGTGTGGGCTCCAAGGCAGTGCCTTCCACGCATAGGGCTATGAGGGTTTACCCCGCCGCCTCGGTCGCGAGTTCGCCTTGGCCCCTCAGGGAAGCCCATGGCGAGCCGCCGGCCGTATTGCCCCCAAAGCACAGACACCCGGCCTTGAAGCGCTAAGCGCTCGGCCCTTTCGGCAGCCAGTCATGCGCCTCCCCATCGCGCTCGCCCTTGTGGCCGCGCTCTCCACTCCTGCGCATGCCGAGACTGCCTGCCCGCAGTTCTTCGTGGATGGTAGAGAGCCAGCGCTTGCTGCCACTCCGGACGTTAAGCCCGTCGAGCTGTGCAACGAGGCGTTTGCCACCCTGTGGTCGCCCGTCAGCCGGGATCCGATCTACTCCGCCGAGCACCTGACACCTGCCGGCCTCGCGTCTGCCGTGCAGCTTCATCGCGCAAACGGCTTCCACGCCGATACGCGGCTCGCACACGGCGTTCGCGCCGAAATGGCGGACTATGCCGGGGCGCCTATGATCGCGGCCACATGGCCCCGTCTGGCGATATGCCGACCGCCTCAGCGCAGCATGAGAGCTTCGCGCTGTCGAACATGATCCCGCAGGATCAGGGCAACAACCGGGGCGTCTGGGCGCATATCGAGGAAGCCGTCCGCAAGGCGGTCGTCGTCCGGCATGAGGGTTGGGTCGTCACCGGCCCCGCCTTCGGCGACCATCCCAAGCGAGAGAACGGTCGCGAGGCTGTGCCCGACCATCTCTGGAAAGCGGTCTTCCTTCCGGAAGCCAAGGACACCGCGGCCCCCGCCGCTGTCGGCGCCTACGTGGTCGACAATGTCGATGGGGCTCCGGTCCAGATCGTCAGCCTCGACAAGCTCAAGGACATCGCCGGCATCGACCCATTCCCGAGCCTGCCGGCTGAGATGCATGCGGCGGCGACGCTGCCTCCCGTGGCGGGGAAGTGAACTGATGCGGGATGTTCTGGCCTTGGCCGCGATCTCTGCGCTCATCCCCATCGGGATGATGCTCTGCGAGAGGCGGGACCATCGGCCTGATGATGTTCCGGATGTTCCGTTGAGAGCGCGACAGGTTTCCGCCGTCAATTGCGCTGCTGACCCTGACGTTCGCGAATGCCGCTTACCCATGCGCGATGGGCCGTATGTGCTCGTAGGCCCGGCGGCCATCGGCCAATGAGCCCCGACGATCTCTCCATCCCGCTGGACGCCCAGCCCTTCGACCTCCTCCCCGAGGACTGGGACGAGATCGCAGACGGTGAGATCGACATCGCCGGCATTCGGCTAGAGGCATTGGCCGACAGCGTGGAGCGGATCTGATGTCGGCCCGCAAGCTCCTCCGCAGGCGCCTAGAGCGAGCCGCAGAGCGGATCCGGCAAGAGCTATGGGCTGATGTCTGGTATGGCCGCCCGAGCTTCCTCGGCATCACGGGCAGTCGCAGCATCCTCAATGCGAACGAGCCGAAGCATCTGCTGAGCCTCAAGCCGGGTGAGCGTCGATGACCGACCGTGAAATGCTCTGGCTCGCCCTGCCGTTCAGCTTCGGCGTCGCGTGGTGGTGCGCCGGAATGGATCTCCTCGCCGAACGGATGTAGCCATGCACCCGACCGACGATCTCGTTGCCCTCGGCCAAGTCCGCATCGCTCGCGCTGCTGCCGCTGCCCTGCGCAAGGGATCCCAGCCGACAAGCCTGACGGATCAACAGCACCTCGCCCGCTTGGAGCGCTTTGAGCGCGGTGACGGCGGTACGGTGCTTCAGCGGCGCCCTTGGGACGCTATCGTCTTCCGAGCCAACGGTGTCGTTGAACGGTTCAAGGCTCTGAATGCAGCCGAAGCCAGCCTCGCTCGCGAGATCGACGCTCTTTAGCCGCGGTTCGCCATGTTCAAGATCGACATGGCTGCCTTTGAGAAGATGGCGGCCAACGTCGGGGGCATGCAGGACCAAGTCCCGTATGCCCTCAGCCGGTCACTCAACAAGGCGGTGCTAAACACAGAGAACCGGCTGGCCACCGAGACATGGCCACAGCACGTCACCGTCCGGAACCGTAGCTTCCTCAAGGCTGCGCTCTCGCCGGAATTCTCCGACAAGCGCAACCTGCGCGTCGCCCTCGTCGATAAGCTCGGACGCGCTGCCCTTCAGCTTCATGCCAAGGGCGGCGCCAAGCAGGCGAACAGAAACTTCGCCATCCCGACCAAGCGGGTGAGCCGCAACGCCAAGGGCGTGGTCCAGTCGCAGAAGCCGGGCTCGCTCAAGAACAAGGTGGTCAAGGGCGGCCTCATCTTCCAGGCTGTGGGTAGGGGCAAGAACAAGAAGCTCCAGTTAATGTTCACCCTCAAGCCGAGCACCAAGGTCAAGGCCGACGTGCCCTTCTACAGCGACTTCGGGCGCTTCATGGCTGAGGAAGCTAGACGCGAGTTCCCGAAGGCGATGGCGCAGGCAATGCGCACCCGCCGATAAGCCCAACACCAGTTTAGCCAATTCCTCGCAGCCACGAGGATGAAGCGCGATGAAGTCACAAAGCTTCATCGACCCCGGAGGAGCGAAAGCTCCCCCTGCTCGCGCCGGGCGTGGCTGTCCGGGCGTCGATGGAGATTACAATGACCGAACGTTGCGAGACCTGTCGCTTCTGGCGGCGCACTGAGTCAGCACTGGGATGGCCTGAGGGCGATTGCCGGCGTAGATCGCCAACGCCACTTTCCTTCCGGCAGAGCTTTACTGAGCACATGCTCGGACACATTGCTTGGTCGGCTTACATAATCGCGGGCATTGACCCCCAAGAAGTCCAGGGGTTTCAGCCAGACCCAGATGGCGAAAACTGGATAGCAGTGTGGCCTGAAACTGCGAAAGAGGATTGGTGCGGGGACCATGAACCCGCGAAGGATGTCGCGTGATGGGCGCCCGCGGTCCAAAGCCAAAGGGCGAGTACGAAAAGCAAACTGCGGTCTTTAGCTCGCGTCTGACTCCTGAGTTGAGGGCTTGGCTGAGTGAGGCCGTCTCCAACTCAGGCCGCTCCTTATCACAGGAGATTGAGCACCGCCTCCGGCTCAGCTTCGCGATGGATCCAGTTGCTGAGCGGCAATATGTAGAGCGCGCGCTGGCCGTATGCCTTGAAGTGGTTAAAGGGTGGCGCTGATGCCTTCGATGCGCCTCAGCGGCCTTCCTACGCGATCCTAGACCCATCGCAGGCAGGGAGGCCCCGAATGCCCCTCCAAAAGGATGGTGACCGGTCGGCAACACCCCGGATGCGAGTTCCTGGGTCCTTCCAAGGGGGGGTAAGGCCCGAGGGTCCGCCCGAGCAAGGCTTGTTTCTAGGTGCAAAGTCCCAAAACCACTAAGCGGATAAGCGAGTAAGCGTTTAGCGATGGCCGAAACGTTGAGCCAAGCCGATTTTGCTCGACGCGTCGGCCTTACCACCGGGCGGATTTCGCAGCTCAAGAAGCAGGGGCTCATCGCGATGTCCGACGACGGGCGGGTGCTCGTCGAGGAAACCGAATGGCGGCTTGCGGACAGACCGAAGAATTACCGCGGCGGCGTGACGAAGCCGGTTGCGGCCGCCGCTGCGCCGGCAATTTCGCGTCCCAGCCCGCGTCCCGACGAAAGTCCGGCTGAGGCCGCCGAGCGGATCGTGGTTCGAGAGGGCGGCGCCCCTTACGATCACGCCGAGGCGGTTCGGATCAAAGAGAATTACCTCGCGCTGCTGCGGCAGCTGGAGTTCGACCTGAAGAGCGGCGCGGTTGTGCCAATCGACGTCGTGATCGCGGTCCTCGTGGATCAGCTGGCCCGCGTCAGAAACAAGGTTCTGAGCATCGGCGTCCGAGCCGCCCCACGGGCAGCTGTGCTGCGATCCGCCGAAGAGGTCAAAGCGCTGCTCGATACGGAAATCGGACAGGCGCTTGAGGAGTTGACCCTTGATGACGGAGCCCTCGGGCTCGACGATCTGCGCGACGTCCTACGAGAGAGGTTCGGCCCGGTTCATTGAGCGAGCCCGGCAGGCCATCGCAGAAGCGCTGAAGCCGCCGCCGAAGTTAACCTTGAGCCAGTGGGCCAACCGCTACGCGCACCTCTCGCCTGAGACGAGTGCCGATGCGGGCAAGTTCCGGGCGTTCGGGTATCAGAACGGAATGCTCGACGCGGTCACAGACCCGTCCGTCAAGCAGGTTACGGTGATCAAGAGCGCTCGGGTCGGATATACCAAGCTGCTTGATCACGTCATCGGTTATTATATCCACCAAGACCCGTCGCCTATCCTTGTGGTTCAGCCGCGCGTCGAGGATGCCGAGGATTACAGCCGAACCGAGATCGCGCCGATGCTACGGGATACCCCCGTGCTGGCTGAGATCGCGGGCGACCTGAAGGCGAAGGACTCCAACCAGCGCATCCTCAAGCGCGTGTTTCGCAACGGCGCCTCGGTGGCGTTCATCGGCGCGAACAGCCCCGGCGGGTTCCGGCGCATCACGGCGCGTGTGGCGGCCTTCGATGAGATCGACGGCTACCCGACCGGTGGCGCGGGCGATGAGGGCGATCAGATCGCGCTCGGCATCAAGCGCACGGAGTCGTTCTGGAACCGGAAGATCATCTTGGGGTCAACGCCGACCATCAAGGGCATCAGCCGGATCGAGAAGGCGTGGAACGAGAGCGATCAGCGGCGCTACTATGTGCCGTGCCCCGGCTGCGGGCATATGCAGGTTCTGCGCTGGGCGAACCTGACGTGGAACAAGGACAAGAACGAGAAGGGCGAGACCATCGCCCACCACCCGGAGACCGCGCACTTCGTCTGTGAGGCCAACGGCTGCATCATCGAGGAGCACCACAAGCCCGCGATGGTCGATGCCGGCCAGTGGATCGCCGAGCGGCCGAGCAACGGGCATGCCGGGTTTCACATCTGGGCCGGCTACAGCCTGTTTGAGAACGCCGCGTGGCGCTTCCTCGTCGAGGAGTTTCTTCGGGTCCGGAACGATCCGAGTCTGCTGCAGACCTTCGTCAACCTCGTCCTCGGCGAGACCTGGGAAGAGCAAGGCGAGACGGTCGCGGCGAACGCCTTGGTTGGCCGCGCTGAGGTCTACGGGCCGGATGCCCTGCCGGATAGCGTGCTGGCCCTCGTGGCGGGCGTTGATACGCAGGACGACCGCCTAGAGGTTCAGATTGTCGGCTACGGGGCCAAGGAGGAAGCTTGGCCCTGCCTGTATGAGGTGCTGCACGGCGATCCGGCTCAGCCGCAAGTCTGGGCCGACTTGGACGAGCTGCTGCTGCGAACCTACAGCACGGACAACGGGCGACAGCTTCGGGTTCGTGCGACCTGCATCGACAGCGGCGGTCACCATGCCGAGCGCGTCTATGCCTTCGCGAGGGCTCGCCGCAATCGGCGGGTGTTCGCCACCAAGGGTGCCGGCGGCGCCCGCCCGATCTGGCCGAAGCGCGCCAGCAAGGGCGGTGTTAAGGGCGCCGAGACGGTGTTCATCGTCGGCGTCGATACCGCCAAGGATGCCGTCTACGGGCGGTTGAGGATCAAGCAGCCTGGACCGGGCTACATTCACTTTCCGGCCGACGACGCTTTCGACCAAGCCTATTTCGACCAGCTGACCTCAGAGTCTGTCGTCACCCGCTACCGCGAGGGCAGGCCCTATCGCGTGTGGGTGCTGCCTAAGGGCAAACGGAACGAGGCGCTGGACACCTTCGTGCTCGCGCTCGCTGCGCTGAAGGCCCTGCCGTTCCGGCTGGATCGGGTCGAGGCGACTGAGGCCATCGAACAGCCGACGCAGCCTATCCCGACACCCGCGCCGCCTCCTCATGTCATCGCGGCCGAGCAGCGCCGCCCCGAACCGCCGCAGCCTGTGCGGCGCCCCGTCCACATCCCCCGGCGATCCGGGTGGCTTTCATCCAGGAGATGAGCATGGCCGATCTGAAAGCATTCGCCGAGAAGGGTAACGGCATCCTCGTGAAGCGCGGCACCGTCTGGACCTATCCGGGCGCCGAGTTCGATACGTCGGGCACCAATCTCCGCCTGCCCACCGAGTACGTGTCTGACGCGGACGTACAGGCCGCGCTGCAGGACGGCTCCTTCATGGCCGCCGTGACCGATCCGTATGGCTCCGTCACCTCCGTCCGCGTTGCGGCCGAGGGCGTCGTGGCTGTCACGGCTGGCCTCGCCGGCACCGCCGAGATGGGCACCGAGCTTCCGGTTAACTCGCGCGTCGAGAGCGATGCTGGAGCCGGCACTGTCACGCAGGCTCAGATCGAGGCGCAGACCGTCGCCGGCCTTCCCGGTGAAGGCAGCGAGATCCCCGGCCGTGATCCGGCTGAGGACCCGCGTCGTCGCGATGGCGACAAGGGGCCGTTCGGCAAGGAAGTCGAGCAAGATCGCGCTGGCGCTCGTAAGGGTCGCTGAGCCGGATCATGGCGCTCGACGCTCAACAGCAGGCCATGCTGGTGGCGAACCTCGCCTCAATCGAGGGCGCCATCGCGTCGGGCGCGACCAGCGCGTCTTATGACGGCAAGTCGATGTCGTTTCGCTCGCTGAGCGAGATGCGGTCGATCCGCGATGACCTTCGGCGGCAGCTCGGTCTCCCGACGCGGTCCCGGCGCACGGTGGCGGGTTTCCGCAGCGGGTTCTGACATGGCTGCAGGCAACTGGCTCGACCGGGCGATTGGCGTCGTCGCCCCGCAACGGGCCGAGCAGCGCATCGCGGCTCGGCAGCGCATCGACCGCATGTCTACGGTGCGCAACATCTACGAAGCGGCCACGCTCGGCCGACGCGCGCAAGGATGGCGTCGGGTTTCAAGCGACGCCAACTCCGAGAACCGCTACGCGCTCCGTCTGCTCCGCGATGCAGCGCGGGACATGGTCCGGAACAACGCCTACGCGACCCGAGCCAAGTCCACGATCAAGCACAACGTCGTCGGCGCCGGCATCCTCCCGCAGGTCCGCACGGCGCGGCCGGAGCGGAAGCAGCAGATCACCGACCTGCTTCGGCAGCACTTCGACTCGACCGATATCGACGCCGATGGGCGGACCAACCTCTACGGCCTTCAGGCTCTGGCTGTAGCCACGGTCGTCGAGGCTGGCGAGGTTCTGATCCGCCGCCGTGTGCGGCGACCGAGCGACGGCTTCGCGCTGCCGTTTCAGATCCAGGTGCTGGAGCCCGACTACCTCGACACGTCCTTTGACGGCCCACTGCCGAACGGCAACGTCTGCATCCAGGGCATCGAGTTCAACGGCATCGGCAAGCGGGTCGCCTATTACCTCTACGACCAGCACCCCGGCTCAATCTGGGGCGGTAGCACCTTCATCCCACAGGGCCGACGCGTCTCGGCCGACTTCGTGACCCACGTCTACCGGATTGACCGGCCAGGGCAGGTCCGCGGCGTCACATGGTTCGCGCCCGTGATGATGCGGATGCGGGACTTCGCCGACTACACCGACGCGCAGTTGATGAGGCAGAAGATCGCCTCTTGCTTCGCGGCGTTCATCACCTCGAACGACGACGGGTACGGCGAGGTGCCTTCCCCGAATGGGACCATCGCCGCTAACGATGGGACGAGCCCATACCCGATTGAGAGCTTTGAGCCGGGCATGATCGAGCGGCTGGGGGAGGGCGAGTCGGTTTCGTTCGCGACCCCGCCCACCACACAGGATTTCGGCCCCTACGCTAACGTGACGCTTCATGAGATCGCGGCGGGTCTGAACGTTCCGCACGAAGCTCTGACCGGCGATCTGAGCCAAGTCAGCTTCATCTCAGGGCGCCTCGGTCGGATTGAGTTCCGCTGCTCGGTCGACGACTGGCGCTGGAACATGCTGATGCCTCAGATGATGGGGCCGCTGACGAAGTGGACCCAAGAGGCCGTCGCTGTCGTCACGGGATCCACTGAGCCCTTCTCGCTGAACTGGACCCCGCCGCGGTGGGAGATGCTGGACCCGGCCACCGAGGTGGATGCCTCGATGACCGCCATCCGTGCCGGTCTCAGTTGGCGCAGCGAAGAGTTGCGCAAGAATGGCGTTGATCCCGACGAGTGGCTGGCCGGCATGATCGAGGACAACAAGGCCCTCGACGATAACGGCATCGTGCTCGACTCCGACCCGCGTACCACGACGCTGCGCGGCGCCCAGCAGAAGGACACCTCGAAGCCGGCGTCCGGCTCGGGTCAGTAACTGGAAGCCTCCATGTCGAAGAACTCAACCCCCGCTTCTGGCGGCGCGAGCCCGCGCGCGGAGATGTCCGGCACGCGCTCGCTCGTCATCAACAACGAGTTGGTGCTCTACGGCGTCGTCGACCCGTTCGACGATTGGAGCGGCAGTGTTCGCGCCATCGACGTCATGGCGTCACTGACCGAGATGACGGCGCTGGACACGATCACCGTCCGGATCAACTCGCCGGGCGGCTCCGTGGTCGAAGGGCTCGCGATCTACAACATCCTGCGCGCCAGCGGGAAATCGATTGAAGTCCACATCGACGGCATGGCCGCCTCGATTGCCTCCATCATCGCCATGGCCGGCGATGTGGTGTGGATGGCCGAGAGCGCCAGTCTGATGATCCATGATCCCTGGGGCGTCGCCATCGGCGGCTCCGAGGACATGCGCAAGAATGCTGACGAGATTGATCGGCTGAAAGCCATCCTCGTCAACATCTATGTCCAGCGCACAGGCATCGAGGCTTCTGAGATCGAAGCCATGATGTCGGCTGAGACGTACATGGGTGCCGCGGAGGCGGTCGAGCGCGGCTTTGCCGATCAGGTCGCGCAGCCCATGGCCATCGCTGCTTGCGATCCTCTCGATAAGCAAGCTCTGGCGCGCCTCATCGCGCCAGTCACCGCTCGGGACGCGAAGCGCCCGAATACCGCGGCCCCCGCCGCTCATTCCAAGGAAGCCTCTGACATGACTGTTCAGACCACTTCCGGTGCCGGCGGGTCCGCGGCATCGGCTCCTCCCGTCCAGAATGCCGCTCCGGTCGACGCTGCCGCTGTGCGCCGCGAGGCCGCCGAGAGCGAGCGCGCTCGTATCAATGGCATCCACGCTGCCGCCCGCAGCGCCAAGATCGATGTCGCTGACGATTTCGTCGCCAACCTCATCCAGAACGGCACCACGCTGAACGACGCGCGCGTCGCCATCGTCGACCGTTGGTCGGAGATGCAGAACAGCCGCCAGGACAACCCGGCCGGTTCGCAGATGCCGTCCGGCATTGAGGTTCAGGCGGACGCCGTCGATAAGTGGGCGCAGGGTGCCGAGCGCGGCCTGATGATCCGAGCTGGCCTGGCCAAGCCGGAGGACAAGGACCGCGGCAACGAGTTCGTCGGCCTGACGCTGGCTGAACTCGCCCGTTCCTCGCTCACAGTCCGCAACATCAAGACCGGCGGCGAAAACCGGATGGCGATGGTCGGCAAAGCCTTTACCATCCGCAACAGCGCCGGCCTGCACTCGACCTCGGACTTCCCGTCGATCCTCCAGAATGTCGCCTATCGCGCGGTGCTGCAGGGCTACAACGAGGTCGAGGAGACCTTCCCGCTGTGGACCGGCAAGGGCACGGCCTCCGACTTCCGGCCGATCAGCCGCGTCGACATGAGCCTGTTCCCCTCGCTCACCAAGGTCGAGGAAGGCGCCGAGTACACCTACGCGACCATCGGCGATACCGGCACGGTCGTGCAGGTCGCTACCTACGGCAAGCTCTTCGCCATCACCCGTCAGGCCATCATCAACGACGACCTGCAGTTCTTCCAGCGGGTGCCCCAGCGCATGGGCCGCGCGGCGAAGCGCACCATCGGCAATCTCGTCTACGGCATCCTCAACGGTAACCCCGTGATGCAGGACGGCACGGCTCTGTTCGCCACGGCGCACGGCAACCTCGCCACGACCGCAGGTGCGCCGGCCGTCGCCACGCTCGCCGCCGGCATGGCCGCGATGCAGATCCAGAAGGACGACAGTGGTGTCGGTACGGGCGGCGGCGTCATGCCGAAGTACGTGCTGACCCCGCCGGCTCTGTGGATGCCGACCAAGGTCGCCGTGACTTCCGCGAACTATCCGGGTGACGCGGGCCAGGTGGCCAACCCGATCCGGGATATGTTCACCCCGATCTCGGACAGCCGCCTCACCGGCACCGCTTGGTATCTCGCGGGCGACCCGGCCACCACCGACACCATCGAGGTCACCTACCTCGACGGCGTCGAGGAGCCTTTCCTCGACCAGAAGGACGGCTGGAACGTCGATGGCACCGAGATGAAGGTCCGGCTCGACGCGGGCGTGAAGGCTCTGCACTGGAGGGGCCTCTACAAGAACGTCGGCGCCTGAGCGCCGCCCTCTGATCCGAGCGGCGTCTACCCGGCGCCGTCTCCATCCTTTCCGGAGACAGCATCATGAAGAACTACATCCAGCCGGGCGACACCCTGACGGTCCCGGCTCCCACTGGCGGCATCCTGAGCGGCGGCGTGTTCATCAGCGGCTCGCTGATCGGCATCGCAACCACGACCGCCGCTGTCGGCGTCCCGGTCGCGGTCAAGATCTGCGGCGTGTTCGAACTGCCGAAGGTCAGCGCGCAGGCTTGGACGGTGGGCCAGCCCATCTACTGGGACAGCGCGGCGGGTAATGCCACGACGGTGAACACCAGCACGACGCTGCTGGGCTATGCGACCGAGGCTGCAGCGAACCCGTCTGCTGTCGGCCGCGTTCGCCTGATCCCGCGCGGCGTCTAACGTCGTGATCGACTTCGACGCGCTCGTATTGGCGCCTCTGGCCGCCATCTACGGCCGTCCGATCTACGTCACCCCGCTCGCCTCGCAGCCCGGCAAGCCGAGCTACTGGGCGCGGGGTGACTACCGAGTACAGAACATCGACGTCGCGGACATGGCGGGCAACATCCTGTCCGAGCAGACCCTCACGATGGGTGTGCGCCGAGCCGATTTCCGCGTGCCCGTGATCGGGGGCGAGGCCGGCCCGCGCGATCAGGTCTACATCCCCGCGCACAAGAGCATGCCGGCCGCCGGTCCCTTCTGGATCGACGACACGGACGACGACGCGCAGGGGCATTCGGTCTGGTCGCTCAAGGAGGCGCCCGTGACGCCTCAGAACGTGCCGCCGCAGATCTGACGTGGCTACCCTCGCCAACGAGATCCGCGACGCGGTTCTCACGACGATTACCAACCTCGGCACGCTGCGGACGGCGCGGGTCGTCCCGACCTTTCAGTGGCAACCGGAGGATATGCCGGCTTGCAGCGTCTACCGCATGCGCTGCTCTCGCCGCGCCCTCGGTGACACGGGAGCCGGCGAGCCTTCGTTCGAAGATCATATCGTCATTGGCGTCTCGCTCTGGACCCGAGCCACGGACGAGATGGAACTCGACACGGTGACGGACGACTTCGTCGCGCAGATCGAGAAAGCCCTTCTGAGCACGCCCGCGCTGCTGAGCCTGTTCGAAGGCGTCGAGTCCCTGGACTGGACGACGAATTATCCGACCAACGCCTCGGCCTACATCGCCGAGACCCGCCTGGAACTGACCGTCCAGATGTCGAGCATCTGGCCGCCTTACGTGCCGGACGATTTCCGCGGTGCCGACTTCAGAGAGCGGCCTGCGCAGGCGGGCGAGCCGACGCCGCCGATCACCTTCCAAACCAACGTCACCCCCTAACCGGAGGCCGCCATGGCTGACGATATGATCGCCGTGAAGCCGGCGCGCAAAGGCATGGGCCTTGTTCACCCCGTTGCCGGACCTCTCCGCGACGATGGCGGCGAGTGGCCCGCTGACGGGTTCACGTTCCGCCGCTTGCTGGACAAGGACATCAAGCGCGCCGAGCCGGACGATGCCGATGGCGATGCCGCCGAGGCCAAGACGGCTCCCAAAGCCAAGAAGGTCGACGCCAAGAGCGAGACCACGACCGATGCGCCGGCTGGCGACCTCGGCCCCTCTACCGCCATGACCAAGGCTGCCGCGCAGGCTGCCGACCCCGCCAGCCGCTAAGGATAGACCATGGGCGCCGTCAGCTTCTCGCAGATTGCCTCGACCGGCAATTATGTCCCCCTTCTCTCCATCGAGATGGACCCGTCGCAGGCCGGCACCGACACGCAGGTGCTGACCGGCCTCATCACGGGCTACATGAACAGTGGCCTCGCGACGCCCGGCACCAAGGTCACTGTCGGGCGCCAGTCGCAGGCGGTTGCCCTGTTCGGTGCCGGCTCCATGCTGGAGCGCATGTGCGCGCGCTGGTTCGCCCTGAACCAAGACACGCCGCTGACCGTGCTGCCGGTCGAGCAGCCGGCCGCTGGTGCAACTGCCACGGGGACCATCACTGTCTCCTCGGCGCCCACGCAGGCGGGCACCCTGACCCTCTACATCGCCGGCTATCCCGTGCCGGTGGCTGTCGGAGCGTCTGACACCACCACCGACGTGGCGACTGCTTGCGCTGACGCGATCAACGCCAACGCCTCTGTGCCGGTGACCGCCGTCGCCGCCGCTGCTGTCGTTACGCTCACCTGTGACTTCAAGGGCGTCCTCGGCAACGACATCTACCTGACCGCCAACTACCGCGGCGTGAACGGCGGCGAGGTCATGCCGGCCGGTCTGGCCGTCACCTTCGCCAACAACAACTTTATGACCGGCGGTTCCGGTGTTCCGGACTGGACGGCTGCCATCGCGGCGCTCGGCGACAACCCTTACGAGTTCGTCGCGATGCCGTTCAACGACACGGGTTCGCTCTCGGCCTGGGGCTTGGAGTACGGGTTCTCCGCGACCGGGCGCTGGGGCGTCAACCGCCAGACCTATGGCGGCATCTATTCCGCGATCCGCGGCACCTACTCGGATCACATGGCCTTCGGGCCGAACCAGAACTACCCGACCATCACCATTATGGCGATGGAGAAGAAGGTGCCGGCCCCGTGCTGGGAGGTCGCCGCTGCCTATGCCGGCCGCGCGGCCCTCGCTCTCTCGGCGGATCCGGCCCGACCGCTGCAGACCCTGACGCTGGACGGTATCCTCCCGGCTCTGCCGCAGGACCTGTTCGCCAAGCTCGAACTGAAGAGCATCGCGGGCGTCGGCCTCGCCATCCAGGGCACGGTCGCCGGCACGATGCAGATCCTGCGCGAGCAGACCACTTACCAGTTCAACAGCTACGGGCAGGCCGACAACAGCTACCAGCTTGTGACGACGCTCTCGACGCTGGCGACGATCAACCGCCGCCTGCAAACCGCGATCACCAACAAGTTCCCGCGCAGCAAGCTCGCCAACGACGGCACCAACTTCGGCGCCGGTCAGGCAATTGTGACGCCGAACGCCTTCAAGGCCGAACTCGTCGCGCAGTATCGCCAGATGGAGTTCGATGGATTGGTGGAGAACACCGACCTGTTCAAGAAGAACCTCATCGTGGCTCGCAGCAGCACGGATCCGGATCGGATCGACGTTCTCCTGCCGCCGGACATCATCAACGGCTTCCGGTTCGGCGCTATTTTGAACCAGTTCAGGCTCAACTATCCCGATCCGGCCCTGACACGCGCCTGATCCCGCCGGCTCACCTTTCCGCAATCCCACGAATGCTCCCCCCGCCGTCTCCGGCGGGCGCTTCCTGCTGGAGATAATCCATGGCCCGCATAGCCGGCATCGCCTACGTTAAAATTGACGGTACCCAGCTTCCTCTTCGAGGCAGCTTCACCGTCAGTCCCTCTCGGTTCGAGCGCGCGATGCTCGCGGGCCAGGACTACGTCCACGGGTATTCCGAGAACCCGCGCGTGCCCTTTATCGAAGGCGACGTCTCGCTCACCCCTGATGTGTCGATTGAGACGCTGGACGCGATCACCGACGCGACGGTGACGGCCGAACTGGCGAACGGTCGGGTCTACGTCCTCAGCGGCGCCGTCTGTAAGTCAGCCCACGAACTGAACACCAAGGACGGCCAAGTCCGGGTTCGGTTCGAAGGCGTCGCCTGCGACGAGATCTAAGCCATGGCCGACGATGCGATCTGGGCGCTGACAGTCACGCTGTCAGAGCCGATTGAGATTAAAGCCAAGGCGACTGGAGACGTCATCGACACGATCTCGGAGCTTCCGTTCAGGAAGCCTTCTGCCATGGACATCATTGAGGTTGGCGGAAATCCCGTCCTCATGGATATGTATGCCGACGACCCGATGGCGACCATGCGGTTCGACGGCAAGCAGATGTCGGCTATGATGGCCCGGCTCTCGGGCAAGCCGCTGTCGACCATTGCCCGGATGAGCCCCGCCGACTGGACGCACTGCGCCTGGGCGCTCTCGGGTTTTTTTCTTCCGGCGCGGCCGACAGCCTCATCCGCATCTGCCTGAAGCTGGCGATGGTCTACAGGACCGACCCAGCCAACATGCTGTCCAAGTCGCCGGACTACATCGCTAGGCTCCTGGAGCACACGCCCGACGTGCTGGACGAGATGATCGAGGCGAACCTCTATGGCCGATGAAACCCTGCGCATGCAGGCTGAGGTGGTGGATCGGTTTTCCGGCCCCCTCAAGAGCCTGCGGTCGCAGCTTCTCAACGCTTCCCGTGAGGGCGCCAGCCACGGTGAGAACCTAGCGAAGGGGCTCGGCAAGGTCGAAGGTGCTGCGCGGTCGGCTGGGCAGGCGGCTCAGACGGTGCTCAACCCCGCCTTGGCCACGGTCGGGGTCACGAGCCTCAGCGCCGTCGTGGCCGTCAACGGCATCGTTTCCGCGCTCAAGTCGTTCGGCGGCTCGGTCTCAGCCCTCGGCCAGCTTGGTCGTGAGACCGGCATGGCGGCTGAGCAGCTGCGCGTCTTCCAAGCCCTGTCCGGCAAGTTCGGCATCTCGGGTGAGGAGTCCGCTTCGGCTGCGCGAGCCTTCGCCAACAACATGCGCGATATCCGCCGCGGCGTCGGCGAGACCATGGGCTTCCTGCAGTCGCAGAACCCGGTTGTGGCGCAGTTCGCCCTGAAGCTGAAGGGCACCAAGAACAACGATGAGGCGCTGAAGCTCGCCGAGGACTTCATCGAGCAGATCCCCGATGCGGTGGATCGGGGCCGGTTCGCCGAGAAGCTGTTCGGCAGCGTCGACTTCGGCCGGCTCGGCGACCGTCATCTCGGCTCCATCGCCAAGCTCCGCGACAAGATGCAGGAGAAGCTGGGGCCGCTTGACCCTAAGACTGTGGAAAGCGCCGAGCGGTTTGACCGCTCTATGAGTGATCTGCGCTCGTCCATGTCTAAAATTGGGACAGTAATCGCTTCCGAGTTGATGGGGCCAGCCGAGGAATTTGCTACATGGCTGGACGACATAGCTTCCGGCAAGCGAGGCGACCTGATGAAGGGGCTTCGTCAAGGTCTTCAGGACGTAAAAAAGGAACTCGGCGGGATTAATTGGAAGCAGGCGGGTGATGACGCCACTGCTTTTCTGCGAGAGAGCACTGCCTTGGCCGGAACGATGGCCAAAGCGTTTCATGAAATTGCTGAAACTATCCACTATCTGCGTGATGGGGAATATGTGCAGGCCCTACGCAGCGCGGATGGCGCTCAAGGCCCTCTCGCGCGCAAGCTTGCCCCTCGTGTTGGCGACGACCAAATCGATGCTGAGGAGAACGTTGAGCGCCTTCGCAAACTGAGAGATATGTCGAAGGAAGCCTCTGGTTTTCTGATCGGCCGCACGCAGCAGCGCATGGGGCTGATGGATACCCCGGAGGCCGCGCAGCAGAAACTGGACGCGGCCGAGGCCGAGTTGAACCGCCTGAAGGCCCGCACACCCGAGCAGCGCCAGAAGGATTTCGAGGCCAGCGAAAAGCTGCGTCGGTCCATTGAGGGCCTGACGGATGAGATGAAGAACCGGCGGGACGGTGCGACGAAGCAGAACTCATCTGCTGAGGGCGACGGTCCCTTCGCTGGCGCTCGCGTTCAGACGGCCGGATACGGAGGCGCGCGGCTTTATGGCGGCGGCTCTGGCCCCGGCTATCGTGGGGAGCAAGGCGAGCGCGATGCCGCTCGGGAGCAGTTCCGCGAGCACCTGAAGCGAACCGTGCCGGGCTATACGGGCGGAGATACGGTGCCATTGGCGCCGGGCTCTAAGGTGCCGGAGATGGGCGGCGCCGGGCGCTTGTCCGGAATTGGGCGAGGGTTTGGAGGGCGTACCAATGCCAGGGCGCCTGAAGGATCCGGCATATATCGCCCTGAATACAAGCTCAGCGATGCTGATCTTGACCAGCGTGTCGTGAACAAAATCGCTGGCGAAGTCAGCACTCGAAATCCTGAAGGTGTCGACGCGGTCATCAACAACATGATGAACCGGATCGGCACGAAAAGCTGGGGGCCAAGTTCTAATCTTCGCGACGTTGCGCTCGCCCGCGGTCAGTATGCCGGAAATCGGCCCGCGTCGGCCAGCGAGACTGAGTTCATCCGCTCTCGCATCCGGGCCATCGCGTCGGGCGGGGTTCCGGACAACACTGGCGGATCCAACTCATACCGCGCTGAGAGCTATTACCGCGGCGAAGGCCGAAATCGGACCTGGGCTCGCACTTCTCAAATTGGCCCGAACGTTGGAGGCAATCGCTACGGCTTCGTAGCCGGAGCGCCTAACGGTCCATATGCTCCTTATAGCGATGATGTTGTCGCTAGTCGGCGGGTTTCGTCTATGGCGCGCGCTGATGCCGGTATCTCGGCCGCGGACGGCGAGGGCTGGGCGGCGCGGGAGAAGGCTCGGAAAGCCTTTGACGCGCAGATGCAACAGAATGAGGGGCGACTAGACGCATCTGCCGCTCGCGCAGGTGTCGTCGGCGGCCAAAAGGTCGAGGCAAATGGCAGCGTCTACGTGCAGGTTCACAAGCCTGGACCGGACACGAGCGTCCGCACCTCTGCCTCTGGCAATTTGTTCAAGGACGTGGTTTTGAGCCGCGGCCGGACGATGGCCCCTGCGGAGCGGACCTGAGGCGCGCGCGCTCAGCCGCCATCAAAGTACGCGCTGGCACGGACGCATCCGTCTTTGTAGCAGACGTAAGGCCCGCTGCTGGTTCGCATCCAGCACGGCTCTTTCGGCATGCTCTTGAGGGCGGCATCGCTATCTGCTCGCCACCGCGTCAAGAAAGCCGCCGAGCAATTCTTAGTCGGAAGGTCTTCCGCGCACGCCACAGTGGCAAGGCAGCCAATGGCTAGTCCAGCGGCGATTGCCCCTAACCCTGTCACCGAGATCATCGGATCACTCCACGCCAGATGGTGTTGCCGGCATTCACGTTCGTTCGCAGCGCCTCACACGATGCGCCCGGCTGTGTGCGAAGGATGCTGATCAAGCTGCCGTAGTGGTATTGCAAACGGGCGTAGTAAAATCCGCCACGGTTGATGTCGCCGCTGTATATGCCGTTGAAGTTCAAGGCGTTTTCCAGCCTGGAATGGTCAACTGGCAGCTTGCAGTATGTCTCGGCGACCATGACGATAGCCAGGGTGTTGATCGTCATCTCAGCCGGGACGCCAGACTGTGCGCTGGCACCCTGAAAGCCGATGATGAACGCCAATGCTGCAAGTGTCGTGCGCATACTCTCAAGATGGAGAGCGCAAGCGTAGGCGTCGAGGGGAACGGTTATAGAACATGGCCGATAGTCCTTGGCGCGCTCGCCTGCGCCCTGCATCGTTCCGCGGCGTGCCCTTCCACGTCGAGGTGGGTGGCCGCTCAGCAGGCAGGCGTCTCGCCTTCCATGAATTTCCGAAACGGGATGTACCCTACACGGAAGACCTCGGCCGCCGCGGTCGAGCGTTCCCGATCACTGGCTACTGCATCGGTCCTTTTTACCTCGACGAGCGCGACGATCTGCTTGAAGCGCTGGACGAAGAAGGGGCGGGCACGCTCGTCCACCCGACGCTCGGAGAGTTCGAGGTCAAGGTCGGCCAGTGCGCGGCGCAGGAGCGCCGGGAGCGCGGCGGCTACGTCGAAATCGAGATGCAGTTCTTTGAGGCCGGCGAAGACGATGCCTTCGACGTGCAGGACGACACGCAGGATCAGGTCCGGACCCAGGCGAGTTCGGCAGGTTCTACGGCCGCAACAGCTGGCGACGCTCAGCTTGCCAAAGAGAACGAAGCCCTGAACCGGGCCATAGCTGCGGGTGCCTGAATGAGCCTGCGCCGTGATCAGCCAGCCCTCGACATGCTGGGGGCCATCCTTGATGCGATCTTGTCGTATTCAGGGGCCGACGACCTCGGGACTGTTGGGGCGGATCTAGACGCAGCAGTCGGCGACCTGCGCGCCAATGCGCAGGGCCTTTTGCGGCGAGCGGCGATCAACACGCCCCTGTTCAACTGCTTCGACCTTGCTCGCGGGACGGGCATGACTTTCGACGCGATGGAGCGGCTGCGCACCGCGCTCGCCGCGCTCACGACGACAGATGCGCGCGCTACCATCCTCCAAGCCCGCGGCATGGTCTTCTGCTGCATTCAGGAAGCTGCGATCCTGGCCGACACGACCTTCCCCAGCCGGAACGAGGTCGAGCGGGTTCAGGGGCTTGCGACTGCGGCCTTCACCGTCTCGCAGGACGCGATGGCGGACTTGGGAGATGCGGACACCTACCGAGCGCTGGTCGGCCTACGTGCCGCGATGGTTCGGGATTTGACCGACCGGGCACGGCCGCTGCCGCAGCTGGTATCCTACAGCCTCGCCAACAACCCGTCCTCGCTTGTGCTAGCGCAGCGCCTCTACGGCGATGCAAGTCGGGCAGACGAGTTGGTTCAAGAAAATGAAGTGGTTAACCCGCTTTTCATGCCGTCTAACGGACGCTCATTGTCAGCCTGACCGATGCCCAACCCAAAGGAAGTCGCCAGCATCCAGGTGAACGGCAAGCGCTACCTCAACTGGAAGACGGTATCGGTCAACCGGACCTTCGGCGCGGTCGCGAGCATGGCGACCTTCACCGCGGCATCGCCCGCCGAGTCCGGCGTGCCGACTTGGGATAGCTTGAAGCTGCGGGTTGCGGATCGCGCCATCATCAACCTCGCCGGTCGCAAGGTCATCGACGGCACGATCTCGGCCCGGCAGCCTGCCTACAACGACAAGGAACACGGCCTCCAGATCACCGTCACGTCGAAGATGGCGGATATCATCAACTCGACGGTCGATCACGAGAAGGGCGAGTTTAAAAATTACAGCCTAAGCCAGATCGCGAACTCCGTTCTTCAGCCCTACGGGATCAAATTCCAGCTTCAGGGCAGCACGGACGGCGCCGACAAGGTCTTCCCGAAGGTCAACGTTCAGGCTGGTGAGACCGTGTTCGCCTTCATCGAACGCCTCTGCCGCTTCCGCAACGTGTTCCTGCGCGACGACCAAGACGGCAACATGATCGCCTATCGCGCGGGCGATCAGAACGGCACGGGCGCTGAGTTGGAACTGGGCCGAAACATCAAGGCCGGTTCGCTGCTGATGTGCGATGAGAACGCGCTCAGCAAGATCGATGCAGTCGGTCAGCAGCCCGGCAACGATCAGACGTTCGGGGACGCCTCCAGAGACGTGAAAGCGACGGCCACGAACCCCGCGGTCACGCGAAACCGTCCCTTCAGTTTCATGGCTGAGATGCCCGGCGACAAGCGCGATATGCAGATGCGCGCAGACCATGAGCTGGCGACGAATTACGTCACGATGCTTTCCGGCAGCTATACGGTCCAAGGCTGGTTCAAGGACAGCAGCACGCTCTGGCTGGAGATGATCGGCAAGACAATCACCGTCTACGACCCCTTCATGTTCCCCGACAATCACATGGCGCTGGCGATCCAGGGCGTGACGTCCACGCAAGGGCCGGAAGGCACCCTCTCAGTCCTGGAGATGTGCCTGCCGGGGCGCCTTGGCGGTGGAAATCGGATCGAGGCGAACGGACCCGGCGGCGTGCCGGGCCTGTATGGCTCGGGAACGGCGTCGGCGATCTGACATGCACCGCACCCCACCTCGCCCCGCCGTTGATCGGATCGCGAACAGCCTTTCGCGCTCGGTCATCAGTTCGATCAACGACAGTCCCTTCATGCAGACGCTGGGCGTCAAGATCCGGGGCGCTGAGACCAACTCTGACGTCGAGCACTGGCATCCGTTCGGATCGACCGCCTTCCCGATGGGGGCTACGACCGACGAGCAGGCCAAGGCCGGCATGATGAAGGGCGCGGCCGAGGTCATCCTCGGCACGCTCACCGGCAACAACTCGCACCCAATCGCGATGCCGGCGGCGGACCGCCGCTTCCGCCCCAACGGCATGAAGGCCGGCGAGCACGTCCTGCACGACGCCTTCAAACAGTTCCTGCACTTCGGCGAGAACGCCGCGGTGCTGGAGAGCCCGAAGAGCTTCGTTCACCGGGTCGCGTCCGACAAGCAACAGAGCGGCAGCGGCGGTGGAAGCGGCTCAGGCTCGTCCTCTGGCGACCAGAAGAAGAACAACGGCGCGAACGTCGCGGCCGAGAAGGATGTGCAGGTCAACGTCGAGGCCAAGCAGGATGGTACCTATGCCGTCACGGCCAAAGACGCTGGAACCCTCACCTTCAAGACACTCACCATCAAAGCTGGCGGCTGCACGATCACCATGGCTGACGGCAAAATCATCCTCGACGGCGAAGTGCATCTGGGCGGCTCCGGCGGCCAGCGCATCGGCATGGTCGGCACGCAGGACACCCGCGGCGACGCGCTTACGACAGGTGGCGCGGCAACCAAGGTCTACGCCACCTGATGCCCGACACCATCGTCGTCCAATCCCGCTGCGCGGTGACGCGCGAGTGGCTTCTGACCCCCGTGGATCAGCGCGACCCTGCGGAAGATCTCGCCGATTGCGTGGTGATCGCGCTCGGGACGGATCGGCTGGCGCAGCCGGACGATGAATTGCCTGAGAAGGGTGATATCAACCGGCGTGGCTGGTGGGGCGACCTTGATGCCGATGCCGTCCGCGATGGTTGGCCAATCGGCACACGCTTGTGGCTCCTATCCCGATCCAGCATCACCGGCTCTGCAGCCCGCCGTGGCAGCACGGTTGCGCGCGTTGAGACATACATCCGTGAAGCGCTCCAACCCTTCAAGGAGAAGGGTGTCGCCTCTCGCATCAGCGTGTCGGCAGAGCGCGTCGGCGTCGAACGGATCGATGCAACGGCTACGCTCTACCGCGGGCCGCTGGCGTCGATTGTCCTTCGGTTCTCGGATCTCTGGCAGAGCATCAGGGCCTGACGCATGACTAGAGACTGGCGCAAGCCCATTAAGATGCCGCGCGATCTGCCGCCGGTCGATGCCGGCGGCATCAGTCAACGTCCGGCTGATTTTTCTGCGCTTTCAGCAGCAACCTTGGTCATCCTTCTCTGTCTGGCCGGGGCCTGCGTCGTCGTTATTGCCAAGGCCATCTGAAGTATGCCTTTGCAGATCCCCACGCTCGCGGAAACCCGTGGGCTCAGCCGCGATGCCGTCATCGAGGCGCTGCGCGTCGGCGCGCTGCCCGGCAACTGCCCGGCCGGCATCCTCGCGGACGACAACGGCGCGCTTGCCTTTCTCGTCCTGCAGTACATCGCTCGACAGGCGAAGGAGTACCTGCCGGATCAAGCCGGCGAGCAGATGCTCCAGCGTTGGGCCGACATCTTCCTGCCCGGCGGGAGGAAGGCGGCGACTTACAGCATGCTCACCGCGACCCTGTCTGGCCCGGCCGGCACGGTAGTTCCGCAGGGCACGCAGTTCTCCTATAAAGGCATTCTGTTCCAGTCCCTTGCGGACGCGACGCTTGGCGGGGTCGACGTCACCACCACGCTCAGCGTGCGAGCACTCACTGCCGGCATCGTCGGCAACCTCGACACGGGCACCGGACTCTCGCTGATCGCCGCGATCTCAGGCGTGACGGCCTCCGCCACCGTGACTGGGATCACGAGCTACGGCGTCGATATCGAGAGCGTCGACAGCCTTCGCGACCGAGTGTTGTTCCGGATCCGCAAGCCGCCGATGGGCGGAGATGCCGACGACTATGTCGCCTGGGCTCGCGAAGTGCCGGGTGTGACCCGCGCTTGGTGCGCGCCGAACGAAATGGGTCCCGGCACCGTCACTGTCCGGTTCATGATGGACGACCTGCGCGCGTCGAGCGGCGGCTTCCCGACCGCCGCCGACTGCGCGACGGTGAGAGCTTACCTCGACACGGTGCGACCGGTCGCGGTCCGAGACTTGTTCGTCTCGTCCCCGATTGCTCAGCCAATCAGCGTTGCCATTGGCAACCTGTCGGCATCCAGCGCCTCCACCAAAGCCGCGGTCATTGCCAGCCTCTCCGCGATGCTGAGAGAGCGGGCGGCGCCCGCGCAGGCCGTCAACGGGGCACTGGTGCCGGCGCAGACCATTTATGCCGCCTGGGTCTCGGAGGCGATCTCGGCCGCCGAAGGTGTAGACTACTTTGACCTTGGCTTCTCCGATGCCGTCATGCCGAACAACGGCAGCATGGCGACATTGGGCACGGTGGCCTTCACCTGATGGCCGATCTGTTCGTCCGACGCTCGGCTGTCGACTACGCTGAGGCTTTTGATAATCTGCACCCGGTCGGCCCGGCTTGGCCACGCGCCGAGTCTCCCGCGCCTGATGATGCAACTCCGCGGGGGGATGACGAGGCGCTCTCTGACCTGACGCGCGGGCTTGCGCAAGTCTGGGGTGACAAGGTCGATGCCAGGGCGGCCGACCTGCTCTTTATCGAGACAGACCCGCGTTACACGAGCGATCTGCTTTCGGACTGGGAGAACGCTTTCGGGCTGCCCGATCCGTGTGTGCAGCGGCCTCAGACGCTTGAAGAGCGCCGCCTCGCCCTCGTAACCAAGCTTACGACCGAGGGCGGCCAGTCCCGAGCATTCTTCATCGCGCTAGCGGTGGCCCTCGGTTACGCGATCACGATCACCGAATACTCGCCGTTCATGGCGGGCCTCAGCCGCGCGGGCGACCCGAATTGGTCGGTCGGGAGCCCCGGCATCCGCTTCTATTGGACGATCACGGTGACTGGGCCGCGGCTGTCATGGTTCCGGGGCGGTCAAGGGCATGCCGGCATCGACCCGCTGTGCCGTATCAGCCGCGCCGACGACCTTGAGTGCCGGCTACGCCGCTTCAAGCCCGCGCACACTGAATTGATCTTCAACTACACTGGCGTTTGACGCCTCTCGGAGCATCGAATGGATCGCGTCGGCCCCTTCGACACATCAACTCTAACAGTTCCTTATGGCTCGTTGGCTGCTTGGCAGAACGCAGCCCCCGGAAGCGGCATCGAGGGCTCGGTCCCGTCTGTAGAGGCGTGGATCCACGCCATCGAGGAGATCGTCTACTGCATCGAGCAGAGCGGGCAGACCCCCGACCACACGAACCTGCATCAGCTCAAGCAGGCCATCGTCAATCTCTCCAGCAGCACGGGCCAGACCGTGATTGCCCAGACCCCAGTCGGCAAAGGGCTGTTCTCGAAGCAGGTCGCCGGCTCCTACACCTGGACGGTCCCGGCTGGCGTCTATTGGGTCTATGCGACCTGCGTCGGTGCCGGTGCGGGCGGTTCGGGCACCTCGACCGCGGGCACTCAGGCCGGCGCGGGCGGTGGCGGCGGTGGGGCCGCCGCGGGCTGGATCGCCGTCACGCCGGGGCAGGTGATCCCCTATGTGGTCGGCGGCGCGTCGCTGGGCGTCGGCTACGCGGGCAACTCCGGCAACGGCGGCACCTCTTCGATCAGCTCGATCATGCAGGCGACCGGCGGGCGCGGCGTCAGCAACAACGGCAACGCGGGCGGTGCAGGCGGCGTCGGTACGGGTGGCCAACTCAACATCGCGGGCGGCTGCGGCAACGACGCTCCCGTTGGGACGGCCAACTATCCCGGCGGCTTCGGCGGCAGTTCATTGCTCGGCGGCGGCGGCCGAACCGGCGTGATCGGCGTGGACGGCGTCGCGCCCGGCACGGGCGGCGGCGGCGGGTACACGACCCAATTTACCCAGAACGGCGGCAAGGGTGCCGACGGCTACGTCAGCTTCCAATACTGAGGCCAGCGATGACAGACGAGACCCCGACCAAAGTCTGGGCTTGGCATCCGGACGGCGTGATCGTCGAGGTTGTCGAACTGCCGGCCGAATGGGTGCCGGGGCGCGACATCTACACGCCCGAACACGCCGCTGACATGAGCGACGTCTCCGCGCTCACGCCGCGGCCCGACCAGGGCTGGACGACCGCTGACGGAGGCGAGACGTTCGCCGCCCCCGCCGTGCCCGCGCCGCCCGTCCCCGCATCCGTGTCGAGCGCGCAGGCGAAGATCCAGTGCCTGCGCACGCCCGGCGCGGAGAGCGGCAAGACGCTCCTCGATGACATCGCCGACGCCGCTCGGGACGCAGGCGGGGAGGCTGCAATCTGGTTCTCCGACGCCCGGACTTGGGAACGCGCCAACCCCTACGTCGCCAGTCTTAGCAGCCGGCTAAAGCTGACGCCGGAGCAAGTGGATCAGTTATTCATTGAAGCAGCGCAGATTGCGGCTTGACGCTCGTGACACAGATCCTGAACCTGCCGCTCCTCACGTTTCCGGTTACTATCGCGAACAATGAGGACTGGACAGACTCCTGGGCCTACATCGACGCGTCATCCAACCCGATCTCGCTTGCGGGTCTGACGTTGGTCATGATGGTTCGCAAGCAGGCCGCTGATCCGGTGCTGTACTTGGCCGCGTCCAGCGTGTCCGGCACCATCGGTGGCCCCCTGCCAGCCGGTAGCATCGTGACCGGCGGCGATGGGCTCAACGTTGTCGCCCTTTCGATCTCAAAAACCTTGGTCTCAACCCTCGCGGCAG